TTACCAGAATCTACTAGCAAGGAAAGTTTAGGTTGGAAAGAAGTTATACCAGGTGTTAAATCTGGCACATTAAGCTGTGAATGTTTAAGTGATTATTCTAATAATCTAAGTTTTGAGGAGTTAGCCGATATGGTGTTAACTAAACAAAAAGCAACTTTTTATTTTAAAGATAATGTAAATCCTAAATTAATAGTTAGAGGCGAGGGGTTTATTAACTCAGTTGATGAGACAGCTCAGTTTGAAACTGCTACTAGTTTCAACTTAGAAATAAACCTTACTGGTGTATTTACAGTAACCGATCCTAGCGAGGGAAAAACTTGGGATAATATCTTTGACAAATGGGAAGATATATCAGATAACTGGGAAGATGTATAATTTTTTTATTTGTATATTTGTTAAAGTTTAATAATTTAAAATATATATAAATGGCTACACTTGGCGTATTTAATGGAACTGATTTACTACTAAAATTAACAGATGGTACATCAATCGCAACATCCACTATTATCGGACATTCAACATCTTGTACATTATCACTATCTAATGATTTGCCTGAGGCAACTACAAAAGATTCTAGCGGTTATCAAGAAGTTATAGCCGGTGTTAAAAGTGGTGAGATTTCTTTTGAGGGATTAATTGCATATGATGATAATGCTAACCCAGTTGATTTTGCTGATATTTTATTAGCTCGTAGAGCTGTATCATGGGAATTTGGAACTGCTAACTCTGATCCTATTTATTCTGGATCAGGTTTTTTAAGTTCAGTTGAAATGAGTGCTGAAATGGAATCACCAGCAACTTATAGTGGATCAATTACTGTAAATGGTGCAATTACTAAAACATAATTTAGTAGTTCATAAATAAAAATAAAAAGGGGTATGGATTAAGGAACTATACCCCTATAAATATATTAATATGGCAAACAAAAAAAGAGGTTACTATACCTTAAAAATAGGTGGGAAAATGCGAACAATGCATTTTTCAATGAATTTCTGGTCAAACTTTACTGAATTTTTACAAATACCATTAGATAAAATAGGTGATGCATTTAGTGGTGGTATATCTATAAAAGCAATTATAGGTTTAGTTTATTCCGGTTTACTAGCACACGATCAAGAACAAGGCAATGAGATTGATTACAATGAATTTAAAGTTGGAATGTGGCTTGAAGATTTTGATGCTGAAAAACTAAATGATGTTGTTACATCAATGATGGAATCACGAATATTAGGCAATGATCTTAATATGGGTGTTGCCAGAAATATTAAGAAAACTACAAAACCAACTAAAGAGGGAAAGTAAGTAGCCAACTTGATTGGGATTCTCTTTTAGATTTTTACATTGGTCAGGTTGGCATAAACCCAGATAATTTTTGGAAAAATACTTGGAAAGAGAATCATCTTTTAGGTGAATCTCATATGATTCAAAATAATATGTTATGGGAGCAATCTCGATATATAGCCACCATGTTATATAATGTAAATTGCAATAAAAAAGCTCAAATGATTACACCGGATAAACTATTCCCTTTGCCTCAAGATGTTTACTTAGGTAGAGGCAAACCAAAATCAACTAAAGAACAATTTTTAAAATTTAAAAATAAAGTAGATAAAAGTAAGCTACCAAAATAGGTGGCTTATTTTTTTTGTATTTTTGATAAAAAATAATTCATGGCAAAGTTAAGATTAGATTTACAGCTAACTGGGTTTAAACAAGCATCTGGAAAACTAAACCAATTCGGCAATAAAATGAAGTCGGTCGGAGCTAGTATGCAAAAATTTAGTTTACCATTGGCTATTGCTGGTGGTGCGGCTATAAAGATGGCAGCAGATTTTAGAAGATCAATGACAAAAATTGAGGCACTAGTTGGAGTTACTGGAACTGCATTTAATGAGTTAGAAGCATCAGTTAAAAAGTTTTCTAAGGAAACAGCAATAAGCGGTACTGAGGCAGCAGATGCAATGTTTTATATAACATCTGCTGGTTTAAGAGGTGCTGATGCTATTGACACATTAAACATATCTCTAAAAGCGGCGGCATCTGGTTTAGGTGAAACTGAAACCATAGCAAGATTAAACACAGCTGCTATGGCAGCTTATGGTAAAGAAAATTTATCAACTGCTGATGCAACTGATGTTTTAGTAGCAGCAGTAAAAGAAGGAAGATTAGATGCATCACAATTAGCTGAATCAATGGAAAGTGTTGTATCTGTATCTGCTGAAATGGGTGTTGAGTTTAGTGAATTAGCTGCCGCATTTGCAGCAGTTTCTAAAACTAATTCAAATGCATCAATAGCAGCAACTGGATTAAGAAGTATTTTAACAACATTACTAAATCCAACAACACAAGCTAGAGATGTTTTAAATAGTTTAGGATTAAGTGCAGATACTATTAGGCAAAAAATTAAAGATGATGGTTTATTATCAACATTAAAATTGTTGACTGAAAGGTTTGATGGTAATGCTGATGCAACCGCAACTGTATTTGGTAATGTTAGAGCTTTAGTACCAGTATTGTCTTTAACTGGTAAAAGTGCTGCTGAGGTAGATAAGCTATTTGAAAGAATGAATAATACTCAAGGCGAAACTCAAAAAGCATTTGATATAACTTCTAGCAAAGCAGAATTTAAGCTAAAAAAAGCAATGAATGATACTAAAGAAGCATTTAAAAATGTTGGATTAGTTTTATTGCAATCTTTATTACCAGCTTTTCAAAATTTAAGTAAAATTATTGTTTCTTTATTTAATAAATTTCAAAATTTAGATAGCACTTTACAACAAATGATAATTGGTTTTGGTGCATTAATTATTGCACTACCTACTTTACTTGGTTTATTTGGAACATTAACTACTGTTATTGGAGCTTTATTATCGCCAATAGGTTTAGTTGCTGCTGGTTTAGCTGGTATTGCTTATATAATAGCTACAAATTGGGGTGAAGTTGCACCAGTTTTAGTTGGTTTATATAATAGATTTGTTGACTTATATAATTCATCTGAAAATTTAAGAAAGACAGTATTTTATCTAGGTTCTGTTTTTAAATCAGTTTTTATAGGAGCTAAAACATTAGTTTTAGAGTTTAGTAATTTATTTGTTACCATGTGGAAACTAATTAAAGAATTTTCAGACAAGGGTATTAATGGAAGTTTTTTAACGATTTTAAAAGGTGGTTTTAATAAAGGTGAACAAATTGCAAAAGATGGTGCTGAGGAAATTGGTAATGCTTTTACAGAGGGATATGAAGATTTTATTGGTAAAGAATTAGAACATAAAACAGTTGATCAATTAAATACTGCTTTAACTAATGCTGGTGATAAAGTTAAAGGATTATATACTGATTTTTTAGATCAAATTGGTATTGGATCTGGTGGTGGCGGTGGTCAATCCGAAGATGAAAGCGGTGGTGGTGAACCAAAAGCAGTTCAAGATATTGGAAAAGTTGAGCAAAAAGCAGAAGAATTAAAACAAAAATTTTTAAACTTAGCATTAACATCAAACATGGTAGGTGAGGAAATTAGCAATGCATTTATGGGAGCATTTGAATCCATGATGCAAGGTGAAAACTTTTTTAAATCTTTAATAAAAGGTTTAATGGCACTTATTAAAAAATTAGTAGCAGCGGCAATAGCAGCATTTGTATTATCTACATTATTAGGTGGTTTAGGTATTGGTGGTATTGAAAAAGGTGCTGATGGTTTTCAAAAGTTGTTTGGATCGCTTTCTGGATTAGGTAATGTTACTAAAATGGCATCTGGTGGTATTGTATCTGGACCAACAATGGGATTGATGGGCGAATATCCTGGTGCTAGAAGTAACCCAGAGGTTATTGCCCCCTTAGATAAATTAAAATCATTAATAGGTGATCGAGGTGGCTCATCAAATGTACAAGTTGGTGGTGAGTTTACTTTAAAAGGTCAAGATTTAGTTGTAGCATTACAAAGAGCAGATAGGAACCGAAATAGAATTAAATAATGGCATACGCGGTAAAATTTAGATTAGAATTTTCTGATGACAAGGAAAATGGAAAAAAAATAGAAATATTACAAGATAATTATACTGGAGGTACTGTTTATGATTTAATTGGTACAAATGATCCAGTTTCAATAACTTGGGATCAAGATGATAATTTTTATGATCCTATAATTGGCTCAACTTGTCAAATAAATCTTTTTGTTACAGATTTAACAAATTATGATAATTTTT